TCGCATATCCAAACAGCTCCACACCAACCTCGCCATTAAGACGCAGATACTCAAACCGTTCCCGAAGTGTTGGAAGCAATATAAGTTCCGAATAACATCGCATTATCCCACTCTTTTCGTCATGGGTTTGTACCTCCCGCTCTGGGCTTTCATTCTTCATAATTCAGGACGGTAGTCCATCAATATCCCGAATAGCCTTCGTCCTCCACCACTTCCCATTCTTGGTCTTTGCCGGCATAGGAACTAATGGCGCGAATAACTTCCTCGTATTTCTTATCCTGCTCGGCATCCAACTCGATAGCTTTCTTCTTTGCCTGCAGTAATTCTATTTCGTGTCTGGTCTTCTCCAGCTCTGCCTGCTCTTTCAAAGACCCTACTTTCAAAAAATGAGTGACCACCTGCGCGGGGGCAGTGCCCTCCTGCATCCATTTAATAGCAAGATCCATGGCTAGCCCGCAGGCAAGTTTCTGTTCTTCCTCTTCGGATCTTGGCGGAATCGGCTTCAGTTCTTCTTCGGCCTTCCGCGCAGAAGGCCTTCTCTTTCTCTCGTACACGAAAGGGCCTCCTTTTGGTTAAATGCTAAGAAAGATCGGCGTCTCCTTGAAGGGGGTAGTGAAAGTGGGGGATGGAATTTTCATATCGTCAAGGAGGTGTTCACATGATGAAACCGTTGCACCGGAGGTCCAGGCCAATGCACCAGCGAAAGGAGACGGCTCCACGACGTTCGGCCAACGTCGTACATGGTAAGGAGCCAATTCCAACTCTCACTACCCCGTTCAAAGAGACGCCGAAGAGTCAAAGGGATAGTCGCAAACCTCAAAAATATCGAGAGCATGCCTCGAAAACGCCGCATTAGCGCGGAAAGCTTGTTCGACCGTATCCCTTTGTTTCCAGAAAAATCACCGCCGGAGAATTTTGAAAGACCGGCGCGATGAAAAAGGGGGTGGTGCCATTTCGACCCCCTCCCCCGGTGTTTTGCAAGGGGTTTGAAGGGGCCGGAGTGGCACCGGGAGTACCCCGTAAGGTACTCAAAGTGATTTATGAGGCTTCAACTACCTCATTTTTAGGTTCTCTTGTGACTTTCTTAAAAGTTCCAGATAAATCGAGCTCAACAATCTCATCAATCGCGTCATTCATAACCTGGTTAAACTCATTGTCGCTTACATCATCACTGCAAGCGGCTATGATTGCGAGATAACCACTACATGTACGACGATTCTGCTGTCTTGCAAGCTCTTCATCTCTGGAAAACCATTCAGCGAAGTTGTCAAACGGATCCCATTCGTTATCGATCGTGGTCAACATCGCTTCTTTAACTGTTTCGGTACCCATTTTACAAGCATCACCTCATTTCTTGCGCCGCATCTTGCACAACACTAACAGACACGCCAAACATTTCCGCAACATCCGCTTGCGTGTAGCCAGCAGCCAAAGCGGTTTGAATGCGCTGCATACGTGCTGCGCTTACGGGTTTTCTTTCTCTTGGCATCGAAAGCTGCTTGACTTGTTTAGAGTCGGCATTTCGAAGCAAATCTTTTAAGAATGTGTCGTGAACTGCGCCTGCTTGCACTGCTTCCCATTCTCGATCAGTAAAAGTAACACGTTGCTTCAAAGCACCAGTAACCTGACGTTTTTCATTCAACGTGCGTCCTTTTAGCTTCTTTAAAGCTCCATGATCGCTCTTTAATTGTGGGTTATCGTACAAGTATTGCTTTACAGCAACATTGGCTAATATTAGCGCTTGCCGTTCAAGAGGCGCATTCTGCTTCGCGATTGTTAGTTTGCTTTCCAAAGAAGCAACTTCATCAGCATAATGCTTTCTTGCTTCCGGATCATATTTGAGATTAGGAGTTGCCGACATTTCTCGCCGAGCTTCCAAAGCGAGCTCTTTCATTTGATTAGCATACTTGGCGTAAACCCTTTCAACCAACGAGTTATGCTTAGATATCAACGAACGAGCATCCTTAGTGTCAGCCATTTGCGTGGATGTTTCCTGCACTACTTTTCCATCCCAGTTCTTTTTACCGGTATCCTCATATATCTTTTCTCCGGTTACAGGATCAATGCCCTTGTACCGTCTCTGATTAATATATGTTTTGGATTTAGCCCGAGATATCAATGTGCTGGCGCCACCAACGGAACCGTCGGCCTTAACCTGATACTTCTCAATCAACCCACGAATATCATTTTCCTGCTCGGACCGCTTCCAGTCCAGCTTATGCTTTTCGGAGTCAATTATCACCATTGAATGCTTGATGGCCCGAACGATTTCATCATCCTTTGCGCCGGCAATCGTCATATCTGTGATCAGATTTGTAACCACGCCCATTTGTTTTTGCTGATGCGCATGCGAAATGACCTTCATTCCGGGATATCCAGGATAAGCTTCTTTGGTATCGAAGTCTTTCAGGGCTTCAAATTGCTTCTTATGGCGAATATCACCGTGCGGATTAGGAATTACATAGACGGTATCGCCATCAAAATCAGCACCGCTCAATTGCTGTGCGACCTTCGGGCTTATACCAACGGCATCGATAGCCGCTTTATCACCCTTACCCAAAATCCTTTGAGCGTCTTTGTGATTATTATTCACTGTAAGACTCGGGATTTCGGTAATGCTGGCGTGCGGATATCGAATCAGAACAACTTCCGTACCATTCGGATATGACGGAGCGTAGATCTGATTGGCCGGCATGGACTCAACAGGAAGTATCACCTTACCTGCCTGACCCGGAAAACCATAGGCTTTCAAATGAACGGCGTCTGAATCACATCCGTCTGCAAAATCAGCAAGAAGCTTCTTCTTTACAGTGGGATTTGTTAGCGCCAGAATATCATTAAGCTGTTCCCTTTTTGCCGCATAGGTCAGATCCAGCTGACGTTTTGCCAATGCAGGCGGCTGCTTGGAAAGCATCTGGGCAGATATATTCTTGCTCCAGTCATTCCAGCTTCCTTCCTCATTCACAATCCGAATAGCCGATTCATGTTCCACGCCGTTTTCATCAATCCAGGTTCTGTTTCGCCCGAGTTTGAGCTTTTCATCCGGCTTAATGTTTGCTCCGAATGGGTTTGCGGGGTCGTCTTTCATCGCTTTCAGAACCTGCTTGCCATTCTTCGGATCATCGTGGTTTATCACCGGTGTGCCAACATGCTTGTTGGTGTTGAACACCACATCATACCCTTTGGGAATGTCATCCGAATAAATGCACATTCCTTTCAGATAATGCGTATTGTCAACCGCTATACGAACCTGTGCATAGTTAGCGTTGCCTAGACTCAGATCCGGTACACCGCGCCGAATTTCAATTACGCCATCTTTATTGGTTCCGCCATCCTCCGCATAACGAACAAATATCCGATCACTCGCAATTGATTCGGGAGGCTTCCGTACTTTATAGCTTTCGCCTTTGTTATCGCTGAAGTGATCCATACCAGCCGGCACAATCTCATCCATATGCTCATAAACTTCTTTTGTGGGAATATCACCCTTGGTGAGCACCTTGATGGTCGTCTTCTGATTGGTCGCTTTACCATACTGATCAACGGCGAACTTGCGATGAACCGTATAGCCCTCTTTTTCCATCTGGGTCAGAATGTTCTTAAGGCGGGTCTCACTGATGCCCAAGTTTAATTCCACACCCGGACCGACATCCAGCATCCTGTGCTTTTCCAGCTCTTCCTTCAGAACATTGGATGTGGCTTCGAACACTTTTTTTTGGTGTTTTTCGCCTTCTTTGAGAAGGTTACGGACAGTGCTCTCTTTTTTCGGGTCATTATATAACCGCAGAGCGATGGCTGTATTGCTCATCTGTTTTTCAAGCTTCAGCTTTTTGGCCATGGATACCTCATAGGCATGAATCTGTTCCCTGTTCTGAGATATCTTTGCACGAAACTCGGAAGTGTTCATCTGAAGATGTTTGGCAACCATGTTGTCAACCTGACTGGCCGGTACGCCATCCTTCAGATATCTGGCCCGGAGCGTGCGAACCGTGGTCTGGAAGTTTTTCTTCCTTTGATACGCACTATCACCGCTGCCGTACCGGTATCTGCCGGAACCGATCGGCGCGCCGTCAAGCACGCTTCTTCCGATGTGTTCGAGGAATTCATCTTCCGCCTCGAATATGTCATCCATCAGAATGTCATTTTCCCGTTTTTGGTCATCCATGGCTTATCCCTCCGCTTTCATATTTCTGATGATCTCGTCGAAGGACACAATAATGCCCATCAACCTCCGAATCTCCTTTGGGTCAGCTTCCTCAATCCGAATATCACCGGACT